ACCATTAGTGCTGGATATAGCTAACGTGTTTCTACTTATATTTTCTCCAAATATCGTTCTTGGAATTGCTAAAAAACTAATTATTTCATTACTTCCAGTGGGAAAAGATCTAATATCTGCATCCATACTTCCAGAAGCTGCTGTGGATTGCAAAGAAGAATTCCATGCGCTACCAGTTCCTAATAAAGATCCCGTTATGTAATTAGTATAATAGAGTTGTTTAACTAACCTATAATTGTTATTATAAGTCATAGCAGTAATTGGGTCTAAACTAGCGGTAGGACCGTTAACACCACCATTTATAGTAACTCCTAAGTTTGAAAAAGATTGGCTTGAATAAGAAGCTGAATACTTTAATTTTATAGGAGTGGTAGTTATATCAGAAAACCTTATGGTATTCTTTGCGATACTCATTTTTTACCAGTCTAATTTTACTCTAACTAATGCTTCCTTAGTGAAATCTTTAACCAATGGTTTTGATAATTTAGCAACCGCTAAAAGATCATTATTTGTGTTATACAAACCAACAGTTGTCATATAAGTCTGAGGACTATTAATAAAATTAGGGTATATTAAACTTCCAGATACATTGATTATAGATGGATTAGATGTATAATTGTATTCAGAATTTCTAACTCTAACAAACACGTAATCTGAAGATATCTGCTCTTGACTATTTAAAGCGAAAGAACTTCCAGAGTTGATAAGTTCAAACGCTCTTGCGTTGTTTAAACCATTTGTTGTTGTGCTATTTGACCAAGTAACTGCTAAACCTCCACCAGCAGTAGGCAAACTTAAAGCAGTAGGATTCAATAGAATTAAACCCACATCAGGTAAAAATAAGCCGTAAGAACCAGACGGCGTGTAGCCTTTAGCCGGAGCTCCTGATATTAATGGACTATTAGCCGCTGTACCATTGGATCCAGATACAATATTGAAAGCTCTTCCACAATCTAAGTAAGTAATTGTAGAAACGTCATTAGAGTTGTCAGTTAATTTTAATTTTTGAGCATAACTACCGAATCCTAATTGTAAATTAAAAGTACCAGGAAATAAGTTGCCTTTGTACCTATTTCTATCTATAGGAATAGCTATTAGATCTAAAGAAGCTGTTGCTCCAGATCCAAAATTTACATTTGATTCAGCGTCTCCGTAAATTAAATTTCTATATTGACCGAAAGTAATTCTAGTCGGTGTATTTTGAGGAACTAAAGGATTTAATGGTATTGAACCTGATCCGTTTATGTGACCGTATGCTATAGAAAATTGAACTGCTGCGTTGCTTAGAGTAGATGCAGTTTGATATACATCTATATAATAGCTACCAGTTGCATTACCGCTTAACGTAAAAAAAGAAGTCAATGTCGGTGCATTAGTACTCCATGCTGGAGCGGTAACGGAATCATTGGATATTACGAAATCCGATTGATCAAATTGAGTGAAAGACATATATTAAATTATTATGAGTTTGTTTTAATGATCGTTACTGGAATGCTAATTCTAGCGCCTGAATCTCTACCTGTAACAATTAATGTTGTCTGTAATTGAGCATTGCTTCCGAATAGTGTGTTAACCGTAGTAGCGGTCATATTGATAGTTGTACCAATTACTGTCTTACTTACATTAGTGCCTATAGTTGTGGTTGCATTCAATGAAGTTACTTCTGGAGTGTTGATTCCAACTCCTACGAAATTACCATTCATCGTTCTAACATCTCCGATAGTTACAACATAGCCTGATTGTTCGTATGTGCTTGTGGCGCCCAAGTAATTCAATGTTTGAGGCGTAATTGACAAAGAAGCGCCTTGACGAAGACTAATGTTATTATATCCAATATCCAATACCGGAAGCTTTGCAGTGCCTCTAGGTAAAGTGATCAACTTGTATTTCATAATTTCAGTGTCGTCAGGGAAAGCCTGAAGTACCGGCATGTTTTCAATGGCTTCTCCGTAGAATGCCGATCCAGAAGGATGGTTTGGATTGTACAATGTGTAATCTACTTCGTCGTCGGACAAAGAAAATTGTGTAATTTGAAAAGAACCGTCGTTTCTGGCCAATAATTCTCTACCTTTTTTGGTTAGAATTGCGTCTACTACGACTGAAGTACTACTTAAATAAGACATATAAATGGGCTTTAAAAATAAATATTGCTAAATTAGGTTTTGTTGTTTTAATGATTTTACCACATTACCGGAGTTTTCTCTGGCAATTTTACTGATATACTTAGGAAATATTAATCCATCAGTTGGAATGTTATAAGTTCCATTTAATTCAAGTATTAAATTGGTCTCGTCTGGAATATGTTTAAGTACAATATATTTAGGAATCGCGTAACTACTGGTATAGTTAGCGGGAGAAATTGGTCTATCTAATGTTACATTGACATACGGAAAATTATTAGATCCTGAGGCTTCAACAAAGGTGTTTACAACTCTATATTCGTCGTTTCTGTCTAATAGACTACTAGTATAATTATATAGTCTAATCAAATCATTGACATTTAATTGAAAAGGGAATACAGCTTGCTCTATGCCTGGGTAACTACCTGATTGCACGAATTGAGGACTTAAATAATATAGCGATTGAGTCGCAGACAGTCTTATAACGTTTGCTCCAGAAGATTCGGAGTTGTAGGTCCAAGAAGGACTTATATCTATAGAACCAGTAGAATACACATTAAAAGAAGTAGATCCTCCAGATCCAGGTACTACGGCTTCAGCTCCTACTAAAGTAGGCAGTGAATAATATACTGGACTAAATCCTGTGAAAAAAGCCTTTGCAGCTGAGCTCCCTAAAGGACTAACTGTTGCCCCGTTACTTACGGTAAGATATCTCTCTTGCTCTAAAAAACCATTAGAAATGCCAGTCGAATTAGGCTCAAATAAGTAAATGAGTCTTATAGTTTCCGTAAGTGGAGAAGGAGACACAGATGCTGTAACTGTACAAATTATTGTGCTATATTGAGTAGAGTAAGAGTAGTCAACTGCTGAAGTCCAATTAGAATAAGTATATTCATCCAATGGCGCTGTATAAGTGTCTCCTCCAGGAGTTGAAATAGATCCAGTGGTGACAATAGGAGTCGCAAAATTGTAAGTTAAACTAGATAGGCCCGCAGGATTATATAAAATTGGACTGTACCTAAATCCCCCTTCGTATAATGTGACATTGGAGTTATTCGTTAAGAATTGCGCATCTGGATTGGTTGGATCGTAATCAAATAGAGATATGTCCACAGATTCTCCTGATTTATATATGTTTTGAGAAGTAAAAATGTTATTATTAAGTTTTGTTAAATTTAATACATTTTCTTCATTATCAATAATATATTTTATCTGTGCGTTAGATCTACCTGGTAACTGTAAAGAAGAAGAGTATATATCTACTAGATACGCGTACTGAGATTTAATTTTATCAATAGCCGCTGTATCTCCATAAGAGGCATCTCCAACAGTGTAGTCCGTGTATGTATTGCTAATTGTTTTTGATCCGTAGTATCTAGGAATTGTAAAACTTTGTAGTGCGTAGTTGCTATCCTGTAGCTCTGCGTATGGCACGGTTGAAGAGGTATATGCTCCTTGGTTATCGAACCCAGACACTTGACTTTGGGATATGGATTGAGTAACTATTCCAAAATTAACTGGTACAGATTGATTAGATGTATAGTCTAAATCAAAATACTTTTGAGATCTAACTGATGCGGTAACATTTTGATACAACGCCAATAAAGAGCTAGTTAAATTAGATAAAGAGGCATTACTACTAGACGCATTATTATTGTATTCTATTTGAGGAAAACTTTCATAGTCAGTCGCTGTTATAATAGAGCCACTGAATTCTCCAGTAAATTTTTCAATATTTTGAGAAGAAGAATATGGAACATATCCAACCAAAGTTAATAAAGGAGCCTGCCAATTAGTAGAGCCTGATATGGTATTAGCCGCGGATCCAGTAATAGAAAGCAATTCTATTGATTCAGAATACTGATTGACACTTGCGCTAGGTTCGTTTCTAGCGTATTTGTTTCTTTCTAGTATGTGAGATTTTATAATAATACCTGTAGATAAATTGGCTCTCGCAGGCACGAAATCTTTTATAGTCTTAAACAAACTATTATTGTAAAACTTAATTAGTCTAATGTACTCCCAAACGCTTTTAGGCTTATCGTAGGATTGGAAGTATGTAGTTTTTAAAGTATCTAAAGCGGGGTAAGTAGAAAGATTGGCGTAGCTAGGATTTCCTATGTATTGATCTATAGAGCCAGTGATAACTCCTGAGGCCGTTATATTATTATTTACGGTATTGCTTGGACTAAATCCAACTTCTACGTTAGCAGAGTTTAATCTTTTGTCTGTAGAATAATACTGTAAGGTTGTGCTATAAGACAGTAAAGAAGAAGATATAGAACTACTTCCTGTCACTTGTCCATTGCTACCAGTGGCAATTGTTATTTTATAATCTTCGCTGTCTATGTCGTATATACCAGCGAGAGTTTCCCTTGAGACTCCTCCAAATTCTTTAATGTCTAATATTGTATCAGGTACACCGTAAGAAGCGATCAAAGCTTTTATACCTCTTTGAGTACCTCTTGTTTTTAATAAGTAAGGTAAGTTGTGATAGAGTCTTTTATAATACTCATCTTGTATTTGCAGACCTGGTAAAGTAGCAATACTAGAAGTTACATAATTGGTAATGTGTTCAGATCCAGTTGGAGGCAATAAAGTTCCATCTTGATTGATGCCAAATAAAGTGTAATACAGGTTATTAGTAATACTAGTATTAGTATACAATTCAAAGCCTAAACCTCTTAAAGCATCAGAAACTAAATCTAAAGAAATACCGGTATTAGGATTATTTGTAGCGTCAAATCTATTTGTAACATCTTTGTAATAAATCCAAATATTATCAAAATGTTGACCTATCATATCCAAGAATGTAAGATACGGTTGATTGCTAGAATCGTCCAATAGATATTGTGGAATACTGTATCTTAAATAATCTTTATTTGAATAGTCGTATAAAGAAGCTGAGTATAATAAAGAAGCGGTCGTAGGAGTAGTTACAGTGTCTATAGAACCCAACCAATTAGATGCTTGAGAAGACGTTACAGAATACAACGCGAAAGGCTGTGTATTATTACGCTTAGGCCAAGACCAATTTCCTGAATCAAAATATAAAAAGTATTCGTAGGTATCGAAATTTTTAATTACATTATTTATCGAGTTGCTAGCTAATCCTATGGAAGAAGAAGCCGCAGTTGGAGATTGAGAAGAGTAAGAATTAGCTAATCTTATATCGTTATTGTAAGACTCAATTAATTCTAATTTGTATTTAAAATTTTCTAATCTTTCTACAGCGCTTGAAAAGTGAATAAAATTACCAAAGTTACTATAGTCTACATTAATCTCTACAGATTTATCTTGATAGTAACTTAATAACTTTTGGAATGAAGAAGTGTAATTACTAGCAATTAAACTATTGTAAGAATAATAAGGAGTAGTTTGTCCTATTTTTTCTGAAACTCTAACAGCGAAGTTAGGTCCACGTAATCTGTTTGCTTCGTTTTCGTCAACAGCGGGAACCTGAATATCTACGTTATAATTTATGGCTTCGGATATTTTATCAACTATCCAAAGTTGTGCCTTTACATCGATATCTGCATCAAGCGGTTCGTATAACTTTACTAATAAAAAAGTACCTTCTTCGTCTTCCGCTACAGCCACATTAACACCTATTACTAAATTATTATCTCCAAAATTTAGGTAAAAATCGCTATAGTAATTCTTAGTAGAAATGTAATTTTGATAAACGTCAAATCCCTCTATGATTCCTATGTCGCTAATAACTTGAGAAGCAAGCTTAAGTTCTGTTCTAGATTCTGAAATTTCTTTTATCCAATAGGTCTTTCCGAACTGAGAATTAAATAATTTCTTAAAGAAAGAATATTGAATATTAACAGATCCTCTTGTAAAGCCTCTATTAATAACATCTTTTTGCGGATCTAAAGATATTACGTTATATAAATTATTTTGAGGATTAGAAGTTAAGTAAGGATAATAATCGAATCCATCATAGTCAGACAAAAGAATATTTCCATTTTGATCGTATATAAAAATTTCAATATAGTCTTCTTTAGCTCCAAAACTAGAATTTATAAAATTACTAGTAATTAGCGAATTATCTATAGGCGAATATTGTTGAGCAGGTATGCCCGTTCCTTTTACCGATACTTTTACTAATTCCATTAAACTAAATTACTTATTGACGAAAATGATTGATTCAAATCTAATAACTGTTGACGCAAAGAGTTAATCTCTTCTATCAATGCTTGCTTTTCAGCATCTATAACCGAGCCTCCTATATATTGTTGGCTTCTATTAACTAAATATGTGTGAGAATTAATTTCTCCAGTAACAGGTATGTCGAAAAACAATTGATCATATTCTTCAAAAAACTGTTCGACAGTTACAACGCTAGCACTTACTATAGGAGCAGGCGTAATTAATTCAGAAAAGCTAGTATCTACTACTTTCGAATACGTATTAATACCGTATACTTTTTTTACTAAGTCTACTTTTTCCATTATCTAATTACTTTAAAGATAGTGTTATTGTCTATTTCTATAGTTTCTCCTGTGCTTATTACTGTTTTTAAAAGTAACTTATAGTATCTTTCTGGCTCTAGTCCACTCATATAGACATCAAAGTAGCTACTAGTAGGATCGCAACTTATTTTAGTATAATTGTCATCGAAATCTATTACTATATCTTCGCCTTTTACGTCTTGAATTGCCCAATAAGAAGTTATAGGAAGCGCTTTGTTAACGGTATAAACAGAAGAAGTTGTAAAAGTTCTTGCTGGATACTTGTCTCTAGCGTTTACTCTAAATCTATATTTCTCTGTATTGTAT